TTCTTTAGTAACGGATGTATCTGCTATTTCTTTTACTGGTGAATCAATTTATAATAAATTATCTGCTGCTGGAAAGTATATGGCTTCTGGCGGATTCATGAACCAATCTGATCTACAATTATTAAAAAATAATCTAGATAGTGTTACAGATTTAACGGGTATAGGTCAATTAGGAGTAGGTAGTTTTGAATCTGACGTAAATCTAGGTGGTTCCTTTGGGGATAGTAGACTAGGTACTCAAATTATCGTTACAAAGAATGATAATCCTAATGAGATAAAGAACCATAAATCAGAATTGGAGAATAGAATCAATAAACTTACAGTAAATAAATATGATCTCGATCCATCTGTATTTACACCTAATAAGAAATACGTTGTAAAGAACTATGCTGCCCATGCAGATAAAGATGGTCTATTCTTATTGAATAAGAAAACAGAAATCTATACTAGGGAATCAGACTATTTCAAATGCATTACTATGATGAACTTCTCTAAAATACTAGAAGTTCCGAATAATGAAAAGGCCGCTGATGCTAATAGTACAACAGCAAATAATAATAAGACTACTAAAATGGATTGGTACAAAGCTTCTAATGGTAAGATGGATAAATTGAATAACAATGTAAACGTAGTATCTTCTGAAGGTAAAGGTATTACAACATCTAAAGTCAATAAGAACTCCAATACCAAAAAAGAATTAGGAACAAGATCCATGAGTGATATGGCTCAATTGATTAGAAGATAAAAAAAATAAAGGGTAGAGTCATAACGACTCTACCCTCATTCTTGTTTATATTTTGATATCATAGTTTTTCTAATAAGATAGGATTTTGAGAGAAATATTGATCATTGATATTCTTTAATGCTTCAGGATCATTTACCTGTTCTAAGAATACTGTATCTATAGCTTCAGGCATAGTTCTATACATATAAAGTTGATAATCTAGATCGATACATCTAAACCTATTTACTATCTCATCATAAGAATGAGAATCTAATCCTTTATTAGGATACAATTTACAAGCCACATTGAATAAAGAGTCTGGAGTAGCTTGATCAAATTGTTCATCTATACTTTTAAGAATCTTTAAAGATTGCTTATAGTTAAATAGAGATTTAAGATTTCTTTTTGGAATACCAGAAAGGGTCATAAATCCAGATAACCAAGATTGATTTACTTCAAACTTTTCAATATGCTGTTTCTTTATTTCTGCAATATAAGAATCTAAAGCATTCTCTTGAGTAACTAAATAAGAAGTATCATCCGAAGTTCCAGGTAATGGTTTCTTCTTATAAAGCATAATAAGATCTTTTACTTTAGATGGTAATTGGAATGCATATTGAGATGAAGTTATAAACAAAGATGGAGCAGTGATCTGTCTATTCTTAAACTTAGTAATCATATCATAAGCCATAACAGAAGTTTCTACTGTACCCATCTTGAAGAATATATTATTCATATACTGGCATAGCATTTGGATAAGAGGTATATTTTGATTTACCATATCATATACTTCTTTATTATTTATCATTCGCATTGTATATTTTCCATTATATTCTGGGCAGAATCTTTGTTGAGTAGCTGCACCAGTAGTAGGAGAATATAATAAAAATACAAAACTATCTATGCCAGCTTTTCTAAAGAATGATTTATAATGTATCGCTAAGTTAGCAATACAAGCAGTTATATTATAAGGATTAGTTACTTTATAGAAACTGAATATAGGAAGTAATGCTTGATATACGTCTATATAGATATTAATCCATTTAGGAACTGGTTTGTCTTTATAGTATTCTGTAAATAGTCTATTAAGTTTATCATATTTGATAAACTGAGCATAAAGAATATGCTCTATAGGCACAGCTTCTAAATAATCATATTCTTTTACTCTATTATTAGTCATAATTCCACCTTATTTGTAATCATGTAAACTACCACCTCTAGAGATAGATCGTTTACCAACTTTAGGGGTATATTTTAAACAAGTTTGTCCTGCATTCTTATTATATAATAAAGGAATACATTCATCACAAACTCTTGAGAACATCCACTTCGATGGAGAGTATTGTTTTCTACCACAATATCTACAAGTAAATGGTAATACTTCAGCTTCGTTCATTCTAGAAATACATGATTCGCAGAATGGTACTCTCATAGCATCTGGTTCAATAGAAGTAGGATGCTTACAGATAATACATTGGAACCACCATTTCTTAGAACGTAAAGGTGACTCTTCTTCATCTAGGATACAGTTTTCAAAAGTACAACGACCATACATATCTCTATGCTTGCATGGTTTATCAATACCTTGAACGAGATATTTACACATCTCTAATTGTTCCATAGACTCGTTCTGATTATCGCCTTTTATTTCTTCGTATTTACTTTTCATCTATTTCACCTCTTTGAATAAAAGAGGACACTTTAATCATCTAAAACACTCTTAGGATCAAAGTAATCATCCTCACTAATGGTTACTTCAGTGTTTTTAGACTTTTCAATTTTCTTTTTACCAATTACTTTTACAAGAGAATCATCGAAGTCTTCTCTGTCTTTGATATTAGTAATAATCTTTTCAGTATTACCAAAACCTTTTTCTGCTAATACTTCGGTAAGAGTATGAGGACCTTGTTCTGTGATAAAGGATAATCCTCTCATAGGAGTTTCTTTATCTACATCGATAATCCATTTACGGATTTCTAATTTAGGATCTCTGCCATTCCAACCTACTTCTCTAAGCATGATGGAAGAATTGCCAGTACCTTCATCGATTAATTCATTGATCCCATTCTCTTTAATTTCAAATTTAATAGGACCACCATCTTTTTTGAAAGCCATAATTTTGTACCTCATAAAAAATAAATATAAAGGAAGGATAGAGATTTCTCTCTATCCTTATTCCCTTATATTATATTAGAGCAAGACAATAATTGTATATTAATCAATTATTAACGATCTGTGTTAATACCCAAAGAGTTGGAACCAAGACCATTGAAACCAAAGCGTTCAGCTAAACGATATACGTCACCAGAATCTACTCTCCAAAGAAGAAGATTGAAGTTAGTAGCTGTTACTTTACCAGTTACAGGATCTTGAATTGGGTTGATTGGGTTTTTAACTTCGATGTTGTAATTCCATTTACCACCAGTAGAGGATTTGTGACCAAATACTGTTTTGATTACTTTGTAGATATCGATATCTACGGAGAAGTAAATTTGTGGACGAGAGAATTGGGAAGGAGCTGTAGTTACTTCATTAGTAACAGCATTCCAGTTAATACCACCATTACGGTTGAATGCATTGTTAGGTAAGAAGTCTTCTAATTTGCTTTGACCTTCGGAAGTCAATTGAATGTTTTTCCAGTTACCAGTTGGGTTGTTCAAACGATTTGCCAAGCTAAGACGGCTAGCAATGTCGTTCATGTTTTTACCACTGTTAGCATCTTCTACTGCATAGCAACCAGATGGATCTTTAGATTTGTCGGAAGACAAGGAGAAGAAGATACGGGATTGGATACGACCAGTTTGAGGATCCAATTCCAATTTGGAACCAAAGAAGTCATCGAATACGGAATAGAACAAACCGTTTACTACTTTGGACAAGTCGCTTAAGGACATGTAACCAGCGGAAAGAAGTTCTGGGAAAGTTGCTTTTTCTTCTAGTTCGATTCGTTCTTTCTTGGAATCAACTTTTTCGTTTGGTTTAGCATTGTTAAATAATTCAGCCATTTGTTTTTCCTCCTAATATATTAGAAAATGGACTTAGGTTAGCATAAATCGATGGAGGCCTACCATCACTAACCTGGAAAATATTTATAGAAACACGATAAAAAATATCGTGAGACTAACTTAGATTCATAAACTTCGAAAATTCCTCTTCTGACATTGTGTCATCTTCAGAATTTCCGATTTTCATTAGATCCAAATCTTTAACTACTTTAAGTTTCAAAATAGCAATCTCATCATTATCAAATTTAATAAGTACTATTTTGTACTTAGGATCATTATTTCTAATAGTAGAGATGTGGTCATACTCATATTTCTTGAATCCAACCTTATCTAATTCGATATATTTTAACTTATAATCTATATCGTTATTAGTTAATATAACTGGATCTCCTAGAGTTGTATAGCATAGGATATATAATAGATTTATTAAGGAATTATATTTAGCCTTTTTAAATTCATCTTCGGTCTTATAATCTCCTATTACCAATTCTCCATATAGTTTTACGAATTCATCATAACTCTCTACTCCAACCATAGGGAAGCAATTTAAAACAGTACACAAATTACCATTTATAAAGGTACTATCTAAATTATTGTATATAGTTGAAAACTTTATTGTTACTATTGTTACCGAACCTTCAGGATCATCTTTAGGATATTTAGCTCTAAAAGTACCAGATAGGTTTTCAATACCTATTAAACCTTTTAAGGATTCATAATTATCTTCATAATATAGATATGAGACACCCTTGAATTTGGTATCTATAACTCCATCGGGATCATAGATAATTTCTGGGATGCTTCCTTTTAGATTGAATCTATCAGTATTAATTATAGAATTTAATGGCATTAGTTGATATGGTTCAAATATAGATAGTGGACTCATACTATCTTTATATTGCTTCTTATCACTAGATTCAATTCCTAGAGTTCTGGCAGCATCTCTATCTAATTCTTTAGATAGAGATATGATAACAATATCACTATCTTTGATATCTTCTGCCACATAATCCTCTTTAATATACTTATTAAAGATTAAGAATACGCCATTTTCCTTTGTTTTAGTATCTACACATACTTCTACAGTACAAACACCTTTAGGAGTTAGAGCTGTATAGAAATCAAATAGTTCAGATTCTTCTATCTCGAACATTCTTTTATTTTCATCTTCTATAGGAACTTCGCCAAAGTCTTCTACATATGCAAATATCTTACCATCTTTCATTTCAGATATGGCTCTGATTAATTTTGGGTAAGTAGCTTTAATGGAACTTCTTCTTGTAGATAGATAGAACTTCCTGCCTCTAAAGTATTTAAAGTTTCTTTCCATAATAAAAAAATACTTCCTTTCTTTTTAAATTTGTTTTTGTTTTTAAGAATACGTTATCAACTGTTTAACTTTATATATTCTCATAATTATAGTGTATAATTAAAATACAATTTAAAAAGAAGTAAGGAAGAGGAATGACCCTCTTCCTTGTTGTTTATTTATTAGGATTTAATAGATTATAATAAGAATCAAAAGTTTCTAGATCTTTATCTTTATTCAAAGTATCAGATCCTCTAGAGTTATCCATTCCTTTAACTGGAGTAGAAGTAACGAATTCATTTACAGTTACTAGAGTTAGATATGGGATTAAAGATTTATGCTCACCAATCAATTCCATATTAGGCTTTTCTTCAAATAGAGTGGCAGCTCTAGTGTTACAAATGCCAACATTTCGAACTAAAGTATCATACTCATCACCATCGAAAGTTCCTAGATTATAAACAGTATATTTATCAGGAGACTTCTTAGAAAGTAAAGTATCAATATCTTTAACTCTAAATGAGGAGTTATTATACTTCTCAATCAATACCTTTAAAGTATCAGAAATATATAATCTAAAATCAGCAACTAATAACTCTTTATTTTTAGAGGTTGTAAGTTCAGAGCTATCTTTAGATACCATAGATTCTATTTTACTAGCAATATCTTTCTTCAATCCTTTAGTAGTTGGTAATAGATATAAGCTAAATTCACAAGTACTTAATTCATACCATTCTTTTAATTTATCTAGAGAGATAGATTTAGCAAGTTGTTTATCTATAATAGGATAAATAGGTTTACCATCGACAAAACCATCTAAAGATAATAAGACTTGTGGAATTGTATCTAGGGTATCTTCCTTATGTTTACCATTAATGGTCATTACATAAATACCATCTACTGGTAATTTGAATTCTACATCTTCAGTTAAATGATTATATACTGGCATAGATCCGATATTTACATAGTTACAGATAACTTTATCTTTTAAGAAAGAATCAGCCATCTTAGAAGCAGCAGCTCTATAGTAGTCATTAAATTCTACAGTAGGATTCCAGCCTAATCTAATGAGATCATTACCAACTTCTACATTCCATTTGTTTAAAGTGTATTCATTTAAGAATTTAGTAGAAAGCTTAGCTACTTCTGTAACCCACTCATTCTTTTTAAATGTAGTCTTTAATCCACTACAAGATCCTTTGTAATCATTGTACCACTTAATAGCGAATACATTATTACTCTTAGGAGAGTTTTGCAATAATGTTTCAATTTCAGTATAATTTAGCATAGGAGCAAATACAGATCTAAAGTTTGGTTCTTGAAGATAATCGATTCGATTCTCTGCGGATTGTACTGTATGATCAATCATTTCAGATTCTACTAAAGTCTTACTATTTAAAGATAATACAGAATATGCTTTCTTAGCACAATAAAGAGGATCGAATGATTCTCTAATAGTATTATTAGCTGCATCTATATACAATCCTGGATCTGGAAGATTGGATTCATTGATATCAAATTTAATAGGATCGAATTCTCTAATTCTTCTTCTAAAGTAATCTATTAGATCAGCATCATCACCAGACTTTTCTATTATAGAAAGAGTAAACTGGATAGCATCAATCATTTTGAAATTACTAAACAAATCAAAGATCTTAGATTTTTCATGTCTAGCCAACTTTCTAAAGATTTGTAAGAAGAATGAATCACCTTTAATTACAATAGGATATGTAAATAGTTTAGGATGCACGTCAAATACTGGTAGAGATTCATTACACATTTCTACAACAATCTTACGTTGTTTAGAATAAGTATTCATCAACCAATAGAAGAAGTTATTCATAAACTCTTTAATCTTGAATTTAAACTGAACTGATTGTTGTCCATACAACTCAGAATCTTTAATGAATTTAATATATTTAGGATGTGTAGTAGCATATTTATAAATAGCAGGAGATATTCTAACACATGCTTGAATATCCTCTGCAGATTTAATATTAAAGAACTCCTTCATATCCAAGAACTCTGCTTTATACTTTTTACACAAAGTCTTAGCAAGTTCAGATTTATTTGTAGTAGGTAATCCTATTAATAGAATCATTCTGTAGAATTTGAATCTATTCATATTATAAAAGATATCTTGTTCTGGAAGAATCATAGGAGTTGGATGTTTTTTGATTTGATCAGCAATGCCAAAGTTATAATCCTTCATAGGATCCAACTTACTTTCATTTACAGACCCAGAATATTCTGTTTCAAAATCATCATCAAAGTCATCATCTAAGAATTCTTTAAGTTGTTTTTCATATAACTCAGATACATCCATACCATAAATCTGAACAGAGAAGTCATCGCAATTTAATTGTCTATCCTTATCCACAGACTTGTATTTATACCAAGCAGTTTCTAACTCATCTCTAGTTTGATAATCATCAAATAATAATGGATACCCATCATCAATATATTCTTGAGTCCATTTTCTTTTTTGTTCTGGACTAAAACCATATTCTTCTTTAATAGCAGAATGTGGGTAGTATATATCTTTCAATGGATTTAAAGTTGTATTAGTTTTATCTTTAGCATCTACTGCTCTAATATCAACAATACTTCTAAAGTTTGGAGAATATTCATTATCAAACTTTCTGATATACTTATCAGCACTAGATTCAATTCTAGTAGTCTTTAGTTTTTCTAAATCTTGTTTATCAAGATTAGCTACACCAGAGTATTCATAATCAAGAGTATCTTTATTGATATTTCTTTTTAAGAACTTAGCTTTATTTTTATAATAAAGAGCTTCATTTTCCATACCAAATAATTTCATAGCTTCATCATCTGCTTCATACCAATTATTTGGAGGCATGGATTGGAATTTGTACCAATCAGCTTCTAGATCCTTTTCATATTTGTAATAGTCTTTAATGATAGCTCCACCATTAGCAGCTACCCATTTTTCTATTTCTTTATATTTAAACTCCCTATCTTGATCTTGGAAGTATCGTTCTGCATTAATAATTCCCATTTTTTAGATCCTTCTTTATATCACACATAAGAGCTTCAATAATTGCTTTCTTATTTTCTAATTGATCATCTTCAGGACCAAAAGACTCTGAGAAAGTATAATCAGCTGATGCTAATAAACTAACACCACTAGCAGCAGTTTCATCTGGATTGGAAGGAGTATAAGATCCATCGTTCTTTAAACGATCTGTTTGGCCTAATTCTCTTTCCATATTATCTGCATCAGAAGATATAATCTTGCTAAGTTTCTTCAATTCAACCTTTTCTAAAAGATGATCTATCTTAGCAAAGTTCTCTGTAAGAGAGATATGACCAGTAGCCATTTCATAAATAGATTGTTTTAAGTCTCTAGACTCATAAGGAGTATCTAATATATTATATAAGGCATCAAAATTTTCTTGAACCTTATCATATTTACAAATATAAACCTCTACTAGTTTACCTTCTAAATCTCTATTAGGTCTTGCAACTAGTTTACCATTTTTATCTTTTGTAATATGAGCATCATCTCTGTCTAGAGTTGTTGCTAGTCCATAACTATCCCATCCATCGGATAGATCTTTATCATCAATATTATGAAGGAGCATAACACTGTTATTTGGAGTAGTA